CTAAGGACATTAGGTCACCCTAATGTCTCCTCGTTCTCTTCCCACTCTTCAAAGTAGGCAAGAGAAGTTGGTAACCACGAGCGTGATGCTCGTCGCATCCTTAGTCTTTCGGTTGTCCGAAATTCTAAGCTAGTCTGAACGCTACTATCGTAGCTAGCAGAAATGCGGTCCTTGTTTAAGTGGAGCCAGAATAGATAACTTCCGTCTGGAAGACGGAGCTTATCCTGGCACGGGACTAGGGTATGATACCCATTCACGGTTGAAGCAAGGCGATGCCGTGAACCATAATCCCAACCACCAAACAACTTGCGGGGAACAAATTTCGACAATTTGACCCATAGTTCTCCAAAGGGACAGATAAGGATACCGGCTCTTTCCTTAAGAGGAAATCTAGGGTCGGACCCATCTATTCCGAGAGAACCCCTAACAGACCATAACCGTATCTGATTCAATATATTGATCAGATCGGTCACAGTTTGTATAGGTTTACGCAAGTAGAACGGGGTTACATCACTACCGAAGTAGTAATGACCTCCACACGATTCACGAAATGCTCCTGTATAAAATGACTTCTCAGGATTAACTGAGAAGCCAAGAAATTCAAGAACATATTCGAGATCGTGGAAGGCCAACCTCGGGATGATAATATCATCACCATACACCGAGATTGGACCCTTGTACCCTCCGAAGTAGCAAACGGATTTGGCAATTGAGTAAAAGAGGAGACTCTCTAACTCAAAAGTGAAACCGTTGCCCATGGATGAGTACATCTCGTTAACGTGCGAGTCGCCATCGATCATCGTTGTTGGACTCCTTACGGAACCCATCAAAGAAGCGATAACTTCTGGCATAACGAGATCAACGAGAGAACATGTGACTGAATCGCTGGCTGCTGAGAGATCAACAGTAGCGAGGTCAAGAGCAGCAGGGTGCGTAGTGGGGAGGGATCCCCGCCAGGCGAACCTGCGGTTTTTCGACTGGTCATTCAGATTAACTCCAACTTGGTGCAGACAATCACGAAAGTAATTGCCTATGCCACGTTGCAAGTACATGTTCAGATCGGGCTCCTTAGCGGCGCACCGATCTATCGTTGCGTTCTTAGGGACGGTAAATAAGACGTTACCCGATACTTCCGCAAGGATAGAATCGGATTGACTCCACATATTTCCCCAGACGGGGGAATCTGAGATGACTTCAGAAGCCAACTCAGAGGCGTCAGTTGTAACGTCTAGCTTTCCGAGGAATTTGCGCGCTGGATGCGAGCAGTTCCGCCGATGGCTCGTTGACGCACCGCCACTGAAACCACCATGTAGGTAGTTCCAAGGGATGGTATCGCCAACAATATCTCGGATGATTGTCTTTACACGATCAATGAATGTAGAAAACTCGACCCTCGGAAGAATGTTGAAATCCGGGGTCACTGTGAGTAATCTGTCATTTGTAGCGGCATTATTGCGTTCACACGCTAGCCACTTATTAATCGCTCTGGTTCGCCTCGTGAGAGGCGGAGCAGTATCAGTAGAGACAAACTTCGTCAGAAATTGCTCCTGTAACCACTTTATCCTGGGTTTAGTCCCGTCTAAAGCATTTACAAAGTCAATAATGGCCGAAGTTATCATTCGGGAAGTGTCATCGGATAGGTTCTCTTTGAAATATCCTATCCTTTTAGACCGTTGCATGGGGATTTTCCTTCACGCGATCCCATAGATTAAATCTATAGGGAGTTAAAGAACGCAAGTTCGATTAGAACATGCCCTCGCCATTGGCAAGAACGGTATCCACCAACCAGAGGTTGGCGGCCGTGTTGACAGTAGACGAGAACAAGTTCATCGTTTCGGACACTACGTCCTTTCGCTCCTGGATCGTTGAAGTACCCTCGAAAGTAAGGGTGGTGTCAATGTACGCAGTACGAACAACAACAGGGGTACTAATCCCGTTGATAGTTTGTGTCTGGACAATTGGCCAACTCCCTTTAATCTTCGTCTGGTATTTCCCAGCAGCAGTCTTCCGGGATTGGATAGTGATCTTCGGATCACCGATCGGAACACCCGTAACCTCGCGAAACTCGAACACGCCATCTGCAGTCTTTGCATACGGCTTGAACGTGTGATTCACGGGGGTTGCAGCACGGTCCGTTAGGACCAAGTTTGCGACGGAAGGCATATTGCCAACTCCTAGCTATGAGATATTCTCATGGTTGTTGTTAGAGTTTATGACGGAGCTGTCGAAGCAACGCCAGAGACTCGAGGGCATGAAGCGTCGAAAACGGCGACTTCACATAAGGTTGCGGAAGTGGAAAACCACTTAGCGCACGACGTTGATACCACTCTCCGTTAAAAATGCCACCGAAATCTGAAGTGACATTCGTATCAGGAGGGGGAACGTTCGTAATATCAGCCCTCGCAGAAACGTGATTGCTGATATAACCTGCTTTAAAAGTCAACCCCGCCGTAGCGCCTAGAGCTTCTAGGACGTTTCCGACAGGGAGGACCCAGTCCACAACAAAAGACCATGGGACTATGTCCCATAGAGCAAATGGAATGGCTTCTACACCGGCTCCCGCTTGTTGCACACCTCTTTGCCAAGTATCATCTACTTCGGCCCAGAGCTTGCATTTAGCGCGATGAGTGTAGCTGCTAGTCCAACGATACCCCCGCTCTTCAGCGGTTCGTTCGATGGACTTGGAGATGTTTCGGGTAACACCGCCTAAGGGCTTTAGATTCTGTTTTGTCATCAGATCTACAGCACCTTCGACGTCCGAAACAAGGGGTTTCCAACCATACTGATAAATCAAGAACAGATTCCCCGCAGCGTCGGTGAAATGGGAAGCGCCCTTACGGACGCCGCCCTTCTTCACAGACATGAGGGCCTGAGCTAGATTCTTAACAGTATCGCCAAGCAAATTGGCTGTTTGACCAGCAGTAATGAGATTAGACAGCACAGCTGTCTTAACGTCACCAAGCTTATTCAAACACTCAGTTATTGCTTGTGCCTCGGTATTGGGATCAGCTTGCATGCTGAGACCATCGAGGCAAGGACCCGCGGTACCTACATGGTCGGACTGCCACCCAGAGAGTTTCCCCTCTCGGTAGTGTCGCCGACCAATACCTTGCCAATTCCACGCGCCAGACTTAGTTTCAAAATTCTCAGTTGAAACAAAATAGTCAGAAGGCATGCGGAATCCTGATACGGGATCTTTCGGATTTGATGAATGATTAAAGCGATTGATTGATTGAAGCACACGTGTTTCATCCCAATCATCGCCATATCGATCACCAGAATCGTCCATGATCCAGTAATTGGAAATGTGAGACGTTTCACGTCTGACAGTATTTCCCCAGGGGAGGCTCATTGTAGGTATCCTAAGCAAAGGGTCTTTACGACTTTAACTAACCATCCGCATTATGCGAGCTGGGTAGTTACCTGGTATTCCGCCAGGAAGCCTTAAGGTAGCTATCACCAGAAGCGAGCCCTCGAAAGAGGGC